CGGATTAGACAAACCTACTAAACCGTTAACCACCTTTTGCCGTTGCACCTTTAGCTTCGCTTTTTTTATTGTTGAAAAAAACGGCTCATATCCTTTTGCTTTTTCGTAGTTGTTTAATGTTTGATAAGTGCAGTCTAATGCTATGGCTAACCCCTCTATCGTGTAAGGCTCTGTAATTGGCTTTCCGTCTTTTACCAGTATTACGTTCTTATCACAAGAATCAAAATAAGCGTCTATATCCTTTTGCAGGTCTTCGGGTGTTTCCCACTTCTTGGCTCTCCCATCATTGCCTATCTTAAACCATCCACTATTTTGCTCTGCCATCTTATTCTATGCTTTTTATTATCTCGTACGCTACCATTCGGTAATCTTCTTCATCTCTATTTTGATTAGTCATAGCGCATAACTCTTGAAATGTTGTTTCGGTTAGTTTACTTGGTAGATTCCAGTCGTTTGATAAGTTCATTATTAAAATCGTTAGGTATATTATTTCGCACTCCTCGTATCGTTCCTCTTTTTCGAGCCAATCCATCACCAGTAAAGCGATATAAACACCATATTCTAAAATAAATTCAGCGCACTCCTCGAAATCATCTAAAGTAAACATTTGCCATTCCTTAAACTTAAAAAGAGCAGGTGCAAAGTCTCACCTCAAACACCTACTCATTTAACCAAATCAAATCGGCTTAAATATAACAAATATTACTTTCTTTATTTTTTCAAGTTATTAACATCAGTTAAAAAAGTTTCCCTCTATTAACTTGTTTACTGCATAGGTCAAGTAAAGAATAATAATATACAAGCCTATTAGCCATCTGTCTATCTGTTTCATATTAACTAATTATCTTTTATACAAGCTTGCCACATACTTAGAGTTACCATAGTCAAGTAGTATGTAGTTTCCTTGATCATCCACACCCCAATTTTCGTAGTTCCAGAGGTCACCATTTTCAAACTGAAACTCAGAAATGATAGCCTTGATTCTGTCCACCTCTTCCATTGGGATAAAGTCAACGTGCTTGTATCTCTTTTGAATTATTATCCCTAAGAATTCAAACTTCAACTCAGCCAATGGTGCAACATCTTTATACTTCTTCCATATTATCTTCTCGTTGATTCCTTGAAGCATACCCTTACATTCCAATGGTATCTTGATCACAATACCCTTTAGTAGTATCGCAAGTCTTGTGCTAATCCTAAACATCTATCAATGCCCAGATTATAAGGTAAACAATAGAGCTAAATGGCAAGACTACAAATAGCACTCTCCAGCACCAAATAGGTACTGGTGTATGCTTACCCAAATAAGAACATACACCACCTATTAACCCATCATCATTTATTCCTTTACTCATCTTAAAAATTCTTGTTCAAGCAAATCATCAATGGCTTCTTGCTCTGTTCTTCCATATCCGATTAAATCGCCCTCATCCCAATCTTCTCGCGATGCCGACCAGTCATAATCACTTACTGGAATAGGTGGACAGTCGTGGCTTGTTATTATTTTTCTCATTGTTTTTTGTTTTTATTTTTTAAAATGGTAAGTCATCTGCAACAGATGCAGTTCTTGCGCTTGTTGGCTCGTTACTTCTGCTCTGTGGCTCTTTTAGATTGCCTATGTAGATTGCTTTCACTCCAGACTCTCTTTCTTCTTTAGATTGGCTTATTTGGATTGAAGCGTTATTTCCGTATTTGTCGGCTTCATCATTTAGCCATACTACTACGTTCAAATACTTCGCACCATTCTCAAACGGATTGCCGTTTTTGTCGGTAGAAACGATTTTTGTCTTGTCAATTTTGTTAAGGTCAATAGACCCAGTTAATAGTTTACTCATGTTTTTTTAGTTTAAATTATTTAATTGTTTGAGTGTATTAAAGATAAGGCTTTTATTCTTGATATTTATACAATATTGACTTTTTAATTAAGTATGCTTTTTTACTTTTTGTATCTCCATTTCCAATAAATTCAACTGCTTTTAGTTTGTTTTCAAATATGCAGTCTTTTATTCGTTCTACTAAAAACCAATGATAACTTATACCATCGTAAATTACCCAATATTTAGCAGTACTTACGCTTAATGCTGATGGTCTGTGATTAAATTCAATTTCTATAACTATGTTTCCAGTTTCTAAACTTTTTTTGTCACTTTTTACCTCTATTCCAATGTTTAACTCTGGCACAAATAAATCATATCCAGAAAAGTATCCATCTATTTTGTATGCCTTTGGGTACTTTTGCTTAATAATATTAAGAACTTCTAATTCAACAGTAATTCCAGCGTCTAAATCTTTATAAAAGCTATTATATTTTTTCATTTAAATATGCAATATTCCCAATCATAAATTCCCAATAGCAACTTAACTTTGTTTCGCAGTTGTATTCTACTGGCAACATCTTGCATTTGCCTTTATAATCCACAAAACCCACTATCGCACTCATCAAAATCATCTTCAAACAATTCTCTTTGCATAGTGTGAGCAATGATCTTATCATAGGTAATATTTTCTTGCCAAGTTGCACCATTAATACTTTCCCTTTCTTTACTTGCAAACCACTCTAATTTATTAGGGTGCAGCTTACTCATTTTATTTAAAAGTATGGGCTGCTTGTGAAAACATCCTACACAATTATTCATCCAAGCAAATCTTACATCTTTATCCTTCCAATAATTAATAATTTTATCCTTAAAAATATTATTATCTATAAGAGGAAAAGTTGGTTTTCTCCATTCCATTTCTGCCCATTTATTATTTCCATTTTTAAATTTACCAATAACAAATTTTGACATTTCCAATCCATTTTTATTTAAACGTTTAATCATAGAATTTGCTCTATTCTGCTCATTAGCCCTAAATCCTATTCTCATTTCAACCAATTCACGAATATTGTTATACCAAAATTGTTTTATAGGCTCAATTTTCATATCAGTAGTGCAGAATCTTCGCATATATGATGGTAAAAATGTTTTTCCATTTTTTTTTAAAATTAATTCATCAAAAGTTTTGCCAGTTACCCAGTCAATTTTTGAGCCTATGTACTGCTCTAAATCAAGCATTGTGTAAATTATTACATCATCTTCCAATGTTCCAATAAAATCTGTGCCAATTCTATCCGATACCTCTTGTCTAATCTTTGCATCTGGAAACATACAATTTTTATCACTTGTTCTTACAAGTGCAAACACATTGTAGTCTGCTGGATAATGTTTGGCGATATAACTTGATGTTTTTCCTCCACTTAAACTATTAATTGTTTTCATAATTTTTGTTTAAATATACAATATTCTTTGTCATAAATGCCTAATAGCAAGTTCACTTCATTACGCAGTTGTATCCTACTCGCAGAGTCTTGCATTTGCCCATTTACTTGCACTTTAAGCCACTTTTTAACTTCGATTAGCTTGTTGTTTAACTCCAAGTAGAAAGCCTTTGTGTGGTCGTTTATTGGTGTTTGTTTTAGCGACTCCATAAACTGGATGTAATCTTCTCCGTATGTCTTTATGATGCCTTGCCTATAATTTAGCGCATCGCCACTTTTAAAACTATTCGACTGAAATGATTGAATGTGAATGTTGTGCAAGTTAAATCTTATTTGACTATGACCACCAGCGTGATAGTAATGCCCAGCAGCCATCTTTCCAAAGTTGCCAGTCGCTATGCAAGGTAAGCCATTGTCTATAATTCGCACCAACTCGTTAACCTTTGGCTGAATATACTTTGATTGAACACCGCTTACGCTTTCAAGATCAATTAATCTCTTCTTCTTTTCTTTTTTCCATTTAAACTTCTCTTTTTTCTTGGCATAGTTTATAGCGCAGATAGGACTGCAAACGTATTGTAGCGGCTGTTTCTTTTCAAACACCTTTTGGCATTCTTTACATTTCCGTTTATTCGTTGCCATATCTAATCCTCAAAAAATTGTTTAACATCCTCATAAATATCGGTGTAGTTCTTATCCAGCTTGTAATATTTTTCGTGATAGCTTATAGGACTGCTTAAACTTGTTCTTGCCAAATCAAACTCATCCACGATGTCTTGATGGCTAAACCCCTCCGAAAGCAAGTAGTTAATAACTGCGTTTCTAATATTGCGTTTTTTCTTGCTTTGGTTTTTTTCTTTTAGTTGACCTTCAGTAACCGAGTAAACACCTCTGCAAAAATCGTAGAATAAAGTTAGTCGTGCATACTTGCTCTTGTATTTTTGAAAATCGTCCTCAAGCAATACATCCTCAAGGCTCTGCTTCCTTTGCTCAAGTTCTTTTCTGCACTCCTTGATCAAATTGCTTAACTCGTTGTCTGTTAGTTTTTGTATATCCATTGTTTTAAATTAAGTCAAATATTTTAATTGCTTCGGCTTCTGCCCAGCTAATTATCTGTTCTTCTTTTTCGTTTACATCGTGATTGTGGATCTCAAGCGACAAGTGCATCGCTTCGTGAAATATCAAAGCCATCTTTTCTTTGCAATTATTCATTCGGCTTGTGTTTAAAAATATAAACATCTTATCGGTATTAGGTATTAAGTTGCAAAGTCCAGCCATATAAGCATCTTCTTTGGTGTTATTGTAAGCTTGACATTCTTTTAAACTTAATCCGTGCAACTTATCAACTCCAAAATGCTTAAATATATCGCAAGGATTATTTGACACTATCAAATCATAATATTCAAAATCGTAAACTTTCATCCTAAAAATACCTATACACTTCAGATTCCCATTCTAAATAAATATCATCATTTGTATCATAAGCATTGGCAACTCGTTTAAGTCCATGAATTATTGTGCTGTGATCCTTTCCCCAGATAGAGCCTATTTGCTTTAATGTCATTCTTGTTCGATTCTTTGCTATCTTCATAATAGCCTGGCGAATGCAAACAACATCAGATTTTCTACCATTGGCAAATTCAGTTAGCCTATGATCTTCAATTATGATGTCATAAATTCTTCTGAAATCTTCAGCAGTCATTTGTCTTTTCTTTTTCGATTCGTGATAGTTGCTTATCAAAGCATGATTCATTGTTTTCATTGTTAAAATAGTTTTATTTGTTCTTTATTATTGTCTTTTATTATTCCGAGTGCTGTTTCAAGTATTGTTCTTCCGGCTTCGTAGTCTACTAAATTACAAGCAATTTTATCTTTTCTTTGATTTCCTTTATATTTTGAAAGGTCTATTTTATGAAATATCTCATTTGGCTTACTTCCGCTTTCAATAAATCCTTTAGGCTTTTTTCTTTCATTCAAGCTATTTGGGAGTTTAAAATTACACCAATACAAATGCCTGTCCCTTTTTTGTGCCTTAATTAATGGCTCATAAAATGGAATTACATTTTCAACTACATATTTTCCACTATAATAATTGTCTAAAAATATTATTTCTTCATACAATTTCATATCAGGGAATATTGGATTGTAATTATCTCTCTTACTATTTGCTTGTCCATATCTTATTCTTGAATGACTAGGACAAGGCGGAGAACTCCAAATAAAATCAAACTCTTTGTAATGGTCAAGTAAGTATTGATGAGCATCAGCAACTATCACAATATCATTTGAAAATCTTTCCTGGTAAAGTCTTGCAAGTTCTTCATCTAATTCAACAGCAGTAACTTCAATTTCAACTTTAGCTTCATCAGCTACTTCATCCCACTTGTAGCGATTGCCACCAAGACAAGCATATAAGTTTAAAATCTTGTATTTCATTGTTTCTATTTTAATATATCGTTTATTGTTTTTTCTTCATATCCCAGCCAAATCAAGATATTGACAAGTTCTTCAAAATCTTCATCCTTTAGGTTGCTGATTGCTTCGCTTATGGCTTCATCGTCTATTTGGTGCAGTAGCTTCTTGATTACAAAGATAGCCATTTGCGGCTCAATTAGTGAAATCTGTTTTATTGTTGCCATTACCACTCGAATTTTTTTAGTCCATATTTCTCGTAATCACTCGCATACACCCATAACGGCTTCTCTTGCTCTTGGTTTAGCCTTACTTTTTTAAATAGCTCTGTGCCATAACCCAACTTAATCATTTCATCGTACGAATAAACCTTTACGCTCTTGTCAAATTTAACAAATTCCGCAATACTGGGCGATGGATAAGGGCAGTTATCAATTACATAGTTTACTGCATCGGTTAAACGCTGGTCTGTAAATCCGTTACGCTTTAAACTTTCAGCCAGTAAGTTAGTAAAATTAGTATCTAACCCCTTGAAAGCCGTTAATATTTTAGCGCAGTTAAACTTAACGCAGTCCATAGTTAGACTATCTTGATAAACCGATAAGCTTTTCTCATCTAAAGTGCCGTTCGATAGACTCGTTAAACTCCTCAACGCTAATTTGTCTCCTATCTTTTCCATTTTGTTTATTTATGTAGTTGTTTTCTAAAATTTTGATAAAATTGCTTTTGTCTATTATCCAGTCAAAAGATGCAGTCCAGCCGTTTGTATTTTTGCCATTGAGAAAATTAGACTCAGCGGTTAAATCTATTACTTTTTTTATGTCTTCCTTACTGTGTTCTTTTAATCGTGCTAAAATATGTTTTTTTCTTTTATCGGTTAGCTTTACCACTTTTGGAAGATTGACACAAACTCCGTTAAAATATTCGACTACACCCTCTGCCAATTTATTGGCATTAGTATTATCTTCTTTTATTTCATCTTCTTTTATCTTATCTTTTCTTATGCCTTTTGATTCGCTTTCACTTGGGTTTTTATTCGCTTTTATTTCGGTTTCTTTTGGCTTTTTAGGTCTGCCACCTTTCGCCCCATTCTTGGAATTTATTTCGCTTTTTGTTATGGCGTTATTTCTTTGATTGTCAAGGAATTTAATAGTAATCTTATCCTCTTGTAAATCAATAATACCCTCGCTTATTAATTCATTCAACGCATCTGGGTAATTTAATCGCCTTAACACTTGTTCTCTTGTTAATTCGCAGTTTCTTTGCCAATAATAGCTACAAATATTTATAAATAATCCTTGAGCCTCTAAACTGCAAAATGATATATCTTTTGTCAAATATTCAGCTGGTTCAAACTGAAAATATGGTAGTTCCTTTGCCATCGTTGTATAAATTAAAAATCCCTTACTAATCCTCAAGGCTTCGACTTCTTGATTCATAATAAGGGATTGTAAATTAATCCTTGTTGCTATAATGTCGAAGCGCAACTATTACCCAAATGTAAAGCGATATAATTACAAAATTTGTAATTAATCGCCCAGCAGGTGTTTCTCAATGCTTTTAACCAGTTCTTTATTTTCACGGATTCCAAAGATAACGTCTAAAATATAGTCCACTTGGAGTGTTAACTGGTTTTGAGCCGCCAAGCCATCGTCAGCTACTTGTTTACCACATTCAATTTCAACGGCTAATTGTTGGCGTTTAAGTTCACGTTCAAGAACTTTTTTATAATTATTTGTCCTGCGCTTAAACACTTGACTCATCGCAAGTTCTTCCATAGCTAAATCTAATAGTGAGCATAGCACTATGGTCTTACTAAATTGTCTTTCGTTACTCATCTTAAAATAGTGTTTGTTGTTCAAATGAATTAAAACGGCTTTTAGCTTCTTTCATGTTTAAAATAGCTTGTTTAAAATAGCTATCTTTTAACTCTATACCTATACCTTTTCTACCCATAGAAACTGGACTGTAAACCTCGCTTCCTACACCCATAAAAGGAGTTAATACTACATCATTTGGATTACTCCAAAGATATACACATCTATCAATTACATCTAATTGTAAAGGATGAACGTGCTTTTCATCATCTTCTTCTCTTGAATCTTTAAAAGGCAAAACATTATCAATGCGAATATCATCCCAAACAGAAGATGCGTACCTCTGCCAAACATAATGATTAAGCTTAGTTATTTTATTGCTTTCGTTAATTGTGTTTAAATGTTCCCAGAGTTGTTCAGATGTTAAATTTGAATTATTTGCATTATTCCATGCTTGTAATATGTTTGGAAGTATTGGAGTTTCACCAAAGTAATTATTCATTCCAAATTCATGCGTTACTGGTTCTTCAATTTCTCCCTTTTTTTTAAATAAAAGTAAGTAGTCTGGTTGTGCTGGAAAACATTGTGTAGCATCTTCCACTATTAATTTGTGCATTAACGATTTTACCATAGTACGCATACGCACTTTTAAAGGCTCTTTCCAAATTGTTACACGACCTTTATATAAAAACCCATGTTTTTCATGTAATCGTATTACTTCATTCGGGAAATCCCAGCTACTACCATCATTTTCTACAACTTCCGTAACGTGTACGCAATTCAAACGACCTTTTTTAGTTACTCTTGACATTTCTTTAATTAAATAGTCGTACTGTGTTAAAAATTCATCCTTAGAATCGCAATTACTAAAGTCGTTAGGACTGCTTGAATAATTGTATAATCCAGCAAAAGGAGGAGAATATACACTAAGACCTACGCTTTCATCTTCTAAAGTTGGAAGAACGTACATACAATCGCTATTATAAATAGCATAATCTTCTGTAATTAATTGATTTTTTACCTTATTCATTGTTTTATAAAAATTTTGGTTTAATAATGTCTTTGTTAAATTCTTTTTTTGTTTCATCATAGCTAGAGTTTACATTTTTAACAAGGTTTTGATATAACTCAATAGCTTTTTTAGTCTTTTGTTCTAGTGCTTCAATAACCCTAGTTTGTCCATCCGATAAAACTAAATCAACTTGAACCTCTTTAGTTTGTCCGAATCTCCAAAACCTACGAATAGCTTGGTAATACTGCTCATAGCTCCAAGTTGGAAAATATACCGTATGGTTGCAATGCTGCCAATTTAAACCCATACCAGTCATTTTAGCCTTTGTTATTAGTCGCTTAATTTCTCCATTTGCAAAAGCTAGTAAGCGTTCCTCTTTTTGTTCTATTGTTTGGCTTCCAATAATTTCAACCGCTTCACTATCTAATGTTTTTAAAATTTTGCTTTCGTTGTTTGTATTACACCAATATACAGATGTTTTACCTTTTGCAAGTTCTACGGCTTTTTCGCATCTTGATTGTTCTGTTTCTTTTTGCTCATGTCTTACCTCTGTCATTGTCTTTGCTATTGGTGTAAACATTTGTACTTGACCATTAACATCTATTAAAGATTGGTTTTTAACCATGTAAGAGTTTACCGTAAGTTTAGGCAAAATATAACCTTTATCGCTAAATCCCAAATCGCTAGGCATTTTTACCATAATTGCCCATTGATTAACCCATGCAAAAAAATCATTTTCTGCATGTGGTTTAAGATAAAATTTACTTCCTATGTTTCTATTGTTTGAATCTACAGAGTTTTGATTGCTTTTAAAAAACTTACCCAGCATATCCATATAACCCATATACCCAAGCGCTTCACTACTTGTGCCAAGTTCTATAAAATCGTTTGGCGATGGAGTTGCTGTGCTTAAAAATCTGTAAGGCATTTTCTTCATAAACTTGGTAACCATATCACGCATAGCACCTTTTGAATTTTTCAATATACTACTTTCATCACATATTACGCACTCAAAATCTTTCGGCTCTAAAAAATGTAATCTTTCATAATTGCAAATAATTATTTTACCTTTTAATTCCCCTTTGATAGTTTGGTAAACGTCTGGAACTCCAATCTTTTCAGCTTCTTTTAAAAACTGAAAACCAACTGCTAAAGGTGTTAGAATTAAAACTCTTTTATTTGTTTTTAAAACTACGTTTTGAGCTAAAGATAGTTGTATTAATGTCTTACCTAATCCAGTATCAGCAAATACCGCTTTACGACCTTTTTTAATAGCTAAATCAATAATGTGTTTTTGAAAGTCAAACGCAATGTTAGGATAAAAATTTGCGTTAAATCCAAAATCTCCAGTAGTGTGAGTTTTGGACATAATTAATTGTTCGTATGTCATTGTTTTTTGTTTATGCTAATTTAATACTTTTTTAATTAAAAGAGTGTTTTTTGTTCGTACTTGAAACATTCCTTCTTCATCTTGTAGTAGTTGAATGTTCCAGTATTCAAATATACCCTTTTTCCGTTGTTATACGTCTTAATTTCCTTTGCAAACTTAATGTCAAATGAAACCTCGTTAGCATCTCGAAAATAGTCAGCATCCCAAGTGTCAAACGGCTCACATTCTTGCAATTCATAAATTGTAACTCCGTTCATTTTCTTTGCTTTGCCAGTAGTTATGCCATAACAACACGCCACATTGCCAAGATATACTTTCACTTTACTTCCAGCTTCCATATCACCACATTTTTTTTACTAAAAAATAACCTAACTCATCCGCTTTTTTGCGTAGCTTTTCAATCTTTTCATCGTGTCGCATCTTTGCACATTCATAGCGTTCTTGGTCGCTTTGTGTTATTCGGAATAGACTGTACTTTTCACCTTTCATCTCCTTAATCAATCCAGCATCAAGCAACTCGGAAATCCGACCGCTAAACTGGTTAAGTGATTTGTCCAAAATTACCGAAATTTCGGGTAATGTCATAACGTGCTTATCTCTTATAAGGTTGTAAATGGTGGCAGCATCTCCTTGAAACGTGCCATCTGTAATTCCTTGAATAAAGGCTTCGGTTTTTGCTCTTGTCATTGTTTTGTTTTTTAAAGTTTGATAATGTTATTAATAGGTTTAATTGTGTTCATGTACTCACGAGCCAACTTAATGCACTCGTTGCGTTGCTGAATGCGTAGCTTATCGAATGAATGAGGTATCATATGAATTCTTTGTTCAACTGGTATCTCGTTAAAGTCCATAAACCATTCTAAATGCACGTTGCTGGATTGTAAGCAGTATTCCTCAAGTCCTTTTCTCGTAAAGATATGGTTACAAACCAACTCCACGACATCAGCTATAAACTCATCACGCACATCTCCGTTCATATCCGTAATATTGTACTTCCAATCTAAACGTCTAATCTCATCGTCTATTAGCTTTGCAGGTGTATCAACAAGAACGTGGCAAAGTAAGCTATCGTTAATGCTCCATAAGTCCATATAACTATCTAACTGGCGCAAATAAACCTCGTTAGGTGTGTCAAGCAAGTGCTTGTTAAATGATTCAAACGACCACGATGTCTTAATGTCTATAATCAAATTATTGTCTTGGATGTCACGCTTACCAGTTACCCATTCGTTTGATCTACGCTCATCGTCTTTAGTGAATGGTCTGCCTAATACCTCGCTAACTAAATCTCGTGCATCTTTTTCTTTTTCGATGCCCTTGTCAAAGTACTTGGTTTCAAGTTTTGATCTGCGCCCAGTACGAGCTTCAAAGACTAAATCGGTGCAGATACGTTTGGCAGTATCGGTTAGCTTGTAATTTTGGCTCTCGTTGTGCTTATGCTCAAGGCTATGCCAGGTCTTAATTTGATTCTCTGTTAATGGTCTGCCCTCTCCAGCTTGGCGTTTGCGATAGTCTGCTAATGTTTCTGCTTGGTTAGGTGTTAATGGCTTCGGCACAGATATAATGTTACCTACCATATGACTGCGAAATATGTAATTATCGAAATTCATTGTTTTGTTTTATGGTTAATTAAATTTTAGATAAATTCAGTTTCTAAACCAAATGGATTGTTATCAATCAAAGCTTTTTCAATCATTTTGATAAAAGTCTTTTTAGATTCAATCTCAACTAATCGCCAGAGTTGGTCTTTTGTGCTTGATTTAGCCTCCAGATATTCAAATGTTTCAACCGAAAGTTCTAATGACTTGTTAGCCTCTTTAAGTTGCTCAATTAAGGCTTCTCTGTTTTTTGTGTTAAATTCCATTGTTTTTGTTTTTTGTTGTTAACGATACCCAAATCTACAAAGACTTTTTTAATTATTTACTATGTAGGTTAAAAAAAATAAAAAAAAGTTTAAAATAATTAACTCAAGCCACATTCGTTAAGCCTTTCAGTATACAATAGCTTGTATCTTACCTGCTCATTCTCGGACATTTGCCGCCATATTTCGTTAAGTCCAGTAATAGAGTTTTCCGCTTCTAATTCTGCTTTCCAATCTCGTGACTGCGGAACGTGAACATTGACCTCGTTAAAGTCCATCTTATTGTAAATATCAGCAGCTATTCCAATTTCAGCAGCGCACTTCTTGAGTGCATCAGTAGCGGCAGCCTTTAAGTCGTTACCTATGCTTAACGGCTCATTACTTCCACGTTTAGTCATTATGTCTTTATTCCCATATTGCATTTTGACAATTGTGCGCCCATTTGTACGGCAAGTTAAACGACCTTTAACTACTGCTTCTCCGTGAATGATTTTTTCATCCATTATTTCGAAATCCCAATCCCAGCCAAACATCAAGTTTAAGACCTTTTTAACGTATCCGCCAGTCACATAGTCCCAACTCCCACCACCTTTAGCAGGTCGCTTGTGAACGTATCTCTCTGGAGTCTTTTTAAGTAGTTGTTTAAGTTGTTGTGCGTTGAGCGAGTTTTCATCAACTAAACTCAAATCTTTCTCTGTTATTAGTGCTAAATTTTCCATTGCTTTATTTTTTAGTTTTGTTTACTTGTTCTCTAATGTATTTTATCCAGTCGTTGAAACTTAACTGAATATCTGGTTTTACTGTGCTTCTTATTCTCATTCCTCAATTTGATATTGTAAATAATTAGCAATTTCGCCAGTCCGTACCAAGTAGTTGAATATTTGCTCGTAATCTAACTCAATTTCCTCGTAGCTTACCCACGCTTGTTTCTCTGCTAAATAGTCCATATCAACTAATGCTTCGTACTGGGAATTGGTAGTGTAAAAATGTTCAACAACTGCATCACGTTCTATAACGTAATCAAACCAAACATCAAGGTCATTAAAGCATAATGAAATCTCTATTTCCTCATCTGTTAAACTTTCGCACTCAAAATAAGTGTTAGTGTATATGCCAGTTAACTCGTTACGATCGTTAAGGCTTTTGGGCAGCTTCAATTCTGTAAGTCGCTCAACTACTTCTAACGATTGGTTTACTTTGTTATTCTGCTGGCTTTGGAATTCGATACTAACTTCTATTCCAAGAAGCTTGGCGTAATCCAAGAACTTGCCGAAGGTGATGTCGTTCTTGCCACTTTCCCAGTTAAATAATGTAGCTTCGGTAACACCAAGTTTAGGTGCTATTGCTGCTCTGCTTATCTTTTGTCTTTTGCGCTCTGCTTTTAATTGGTTTATCATTGTTATAAGTTTTAAAATTAGCCTACTCTGTTTCGGATTTTCGGCATACTCCGTTGGTTTATTAATAATAATAAACATTAAACTGTCTTTCTACTTCTTCTTGTAATTTTTCAATAGAATATTCATTTTTAGGTATAGAAACCATTTGAGTCGCCCAATTACCTTGACAAGCAAAAGACGCTAATTGCGCTTGAAATGTTGCCGTAACATATTTTGGGTTTTTAAAAGATACTTCTACTTTTCTGCCAATCATTCTTGTTGTAAAATTTTTCATTGTGTTTGTTTTTGATTAATTAATAACTTAACACAAATATAAAACTATTTTTTAAAAACAAAAACTTTTTAAGAAAAAAAATAAAAATAATTAAAAAAAAAGTGCGCACCAGTTACGATGCGCACCAAAACAAAAACAATGAAACTACCCAGAATAGGGCGTCATAGAGTCGTAAAGATAAGTCGTTTATACTTTCGTTTTTTATTTTTTTATGCACATTAAATAGGTAGCCAATTCAGCCAACTTATTTTAGATTTTGCTGCTTGTAGCAACTTTGTGATCACTACGCCACCACCCACAAAGCCGCCAGCAGTTAGTATTGCAGTCATTCTCGTCATTCCTTGCATCAAGTTTAAAAACCAATCAGTCTTGACATCGGTTTTATTGTTCGATTTGTTCTGCTTTGTTTCCTGGACTTTTACTTTGCGCTTTGTTTTCTCAACTTGTTTTGCGACTTTTACGGCTTCTTTTGCGCTATAGATGTAGATTGTATCACTTATCGTATCTTTTGCGCTTAAACACGCTGATAATGCGTTCTCGCAGTCTTTTATATTGCTTCTTAACTTCTTCTTGTTGACTTGTGCTTGACTTACTCCAAACAATAGAATGATCAGTATTAATTTTTTCATAGTTGAATGCTTGTAAATGTTTTAAAATTATCGGCTATCTCCTCAATACAAAAACCTCTGCGCCCATCTGCAAAGTTCGTCTGCACCCAGTCACTCGCTGGACTCAATGCCCAGTACACATTGTACTCAAATTTAGCGTGGCTGGTATCACGAATTAATTGGTGTTTATCGCCAAATTCGCATACGATTCTATACTTATGTAAATCGTGCTTATCAATATAGCGATTTATGTGCGTTTTGGCTTTGTCGTCTGGCTTGGTGTTAAAGCCGTACTTCAAATGCTTTTCATCCTTTCCGTGCGAACAAATGAAACACCACTTACCCACGAAATAATGACTGATAAAGTCGTTAAATATCTCATACTTAACTCCAGGCAGTAAGTAGCTTAATACCTCTTTAACGTGTATATTAACTATCTTACTAAAACTACCCGAATGATTGTCATTAGTAACATTGTAAAATTCCAAAGGAACTCCAAACTTCGCTAATCGCTTGGCTAACTCTATTTTGAACTGCGCACCTACCTTAAACGCTTCCTCGTTACTCATATTTTGGTCTAATATATGACCGCCTCTTGTGGTCTTGGCATCCCATCCATCCATAAAATCGCCATAGTCGGCTACTATTATTTTAGATTGTCCGTTAAACTGCTCACTTACATAGTAAACTATCTTCTGGAGTGCATCCATCAACTGGAACTCATTCCATTGGCGCAGTCCGTACAAGTTTTCGGTAATGTTTAGTCCAACGTGAACATCTGTATAAGTTACCTTTAAAACTTTATTGCTTGTCGGAGTGATTTTAGGCGCGTTTAAAGGCTTTAAATTACACTCCTTAAGTGTTTGCTTGATTAAGTCTTTATTTAGCTTAAAAAAGGCTTTATTTTGGCTTTCTTTTGTGTAGATTTGCCATTGTTGACCAGTAGTAACATTAGTGCTTAACCTTGATAGTTCCAAGCCATCTGGGACATCTAATAAATTTTCTTGTTGTAGCTTTTCAACTCTGCTTATGACATTGCCTTGCTTGTCGTATTTGCGCTGGGTTTCTACAAAGTTTCGATGAGTGTAAAAATACTTATTAAGGCTCTTGTGATGTAGTCCAGTAAGTTCAGCAACTCGTTTAAACCACTTGTTATTACTTTCGTTTTTTTGTCTTGGGTAGGTGCTTAAGGCGTTTTTACAATTCATTGTTTTGTGTTTTGTTATAAAATTCCAAAAGCCTATCGTAATAACATAAATAAGTGATATTACCTGCATTGGCTTCTAAAAAAGATATGTGATTCTGCACAAACTTTTCAGCATCCAAGATAGTGCCGCTATCCAAGTGCATACCATCGTAGTCTTTTAGGTTTAACTGGCTTAACTTGTCTTTTAACTCGTGTAGTTTCACGCTTTAAATATAAGGTATTATTTGTATTTTTCTATTAGGTGTTTATATTCGGGAATAGCGTCAAAGCTTGGGCATTCTTTGATCCTTTCCCACGCATCCACCTTGCCGTTTAAGTTTTTATCTTCGCTGATGTCCCTATGCCCTAATATTTGAACATCATCTATGCTTTGAAATTGTTTAAGGTATAGCAAAGCATTTTCAATCTCACATATTAATGCTTCTTTCTGCGCTTCTGTGCGACTATCTTTTGCCTTGTGTACGTTTGCCCTATCTACTCCACCAATGTAGCAAATGTGAATGCTTGTGCTATTGTAATACTTGACTCCGTTAGTCATTTGCTCGTATGGTGCTAACTGGAATACCTTGCCATCTTCAGCAATTATTCTGTGATAGCCTACGGACTTCCACCCAATAGACTTCCAATGTCTTTTGATGCTTTCGACATCTCCGAAACCAGCAGAGCAATGAATAAATATTCTTTTGATTAATCTCATTTAAATCGTTTACTCCACCATCTGCGGATAAATAAAGATGCTATAAGTATGACAATTGCAGTCACTATACTCGTTATGCTTCTAAAAATCTCTTGAGCATAAAAGTTAGTAGAAATTTGAAAAGGCAAAGTAAAATAGACTCCCATACCAGTTGAAATAGTCAAGCAGACATCCACTATCTTATTCTTAAAACTTTCCGTTTGTATTGACTGAATCAACAAAATTGCACCTATTATTACTTTATCCATTTCTCTATTTTTGTGCGTTTCTAATTAACTTCGCTTTCTTTAAAATCACTTCCAGCACCCATCCAAAAGACAAACCAAAAATGTAATAGATATACATTGGATTTTCAGTCTTCATCGCATCTGGTAAAAAGTTTAACCCAAGCCAATGCACCAAATCTTCGGTAAATACGATAATAGGAAAACACATTAAGAAAAAAGAAATAACGGAGTTGTAATTATCAAGCCACCAAAACTGCCAAGATACTTCTAATGGTGTACGATCCGATTCTATATCTCGAATAGTAAACTGAAACCACTTACTGGTCACAAACGCTAACAAAAGAAAAAAGAAAGCAGCTAAAATAAAGCTACTTTCTATTCCATTAGTAAAGTAATTTGTAACGTAAATGCTGTCCATTACATTATTATGATCTTGTTAATTATTTGGTCATCCTTTGGCTCTCCTTTCCACAAAGTCGGTTTGGTGTTATCCAAGTAAGTAATCATTTGACGTTTATACTTGGTAGCCATATTCATTGCCTCACGCTTGGCGAACTCCACGTTAGCTATCTGCTCGTTACTACCTTGTGCCGTTTGTGCGCCTTTATTCCCAGTCTTAATGTGATTAGCTTTGCTCAAATAAGCTTTTACATTATAAGCGATGTAAGGCTTTAAATAGGTGTCTATTAGCGTTGTATAACTCGCTGGATTAGCCACCACATCATCGTAAAAATCAGCTCCGAATAAAGACAATACTTGTTCCCACTCTACCAACTGAATCAAGTTATCCTTTACGGCATTTATATCAAACGTATTGCTAAATGCTAACGCTTTTATCTCTGCTTTACTCGCGATCATTTCCTACTATTATTTTAGCTTGTTCTTCATCCATTCCCATCATCATTAGCAACTCATAAACTGCTGCTTCGCCTATTATATCTTTATTTTCTAATAGTTTAGTAATAGAGTCTAAGTCGTTAACTACGTTCATAGGCGATTGATTGTTGAACATTACTTCTCCTTCGTATGCAGTACCTTTAAATGCTTTTTGCAAGGCTTCCATAATGATGTCCTGCTCGTTTCTAATTAACCTTTCGGCTAACTCCCACTCGTTACGTAGTTGCTGATTGTTGCCTAAAGTTCCAGCACTTTCTAAACCTGCTAAACTTCTAAACCAGCTACACGCTTTTACAATGTTATTCTCTACTAACTTTTGCAACTCAATAAAGCTGCCCTCTTTTTGCATCGGGTAGGTAATGTATTCGGGTGCTTCAACATCTCCACTTTTCGGTACGATTAAACTCTTACCGCTTCTGCCTTGACTCGTTCCCTTTAGCTGACTTTCTAACTTTTGCTTCTGTCTTGCTAAACCTTTCTCGGCATCTCCATTCGCATCTGTAGTATCTCCAAAGTCAAACATCAAAATGCTTGACAAAGTAACTCCATTCTCGAACTGATTAGCGTTGTACTGCCCTATAAGACTCTCAACTTGTGCATCAAAAAACGCACCGCTCCACATAGGCAAAGGGTAGTCTATCATTCCGCTTTCATATTCCATTATTGGAATAATCGTTCTGCCATCTTCATCGTAGTTAGGATATAATGTGCGCTCTATTGGTCTAATTCGAGTATCGTTCCAGTCTTTGCTTATCGCTACTGCTTCTGGTTTCTCTCCAAAATACTCCATAAATCGCACTTGCGAAGCATCTAAATGATATACGAATACCTCGCTACCTTTACGGATTGCTTCAATAAAGCCGTAACCATACGTTCTTCTGTCTTTAGCCACTCTTTTAGCCAACTCAAACCAGTTATAGTACTTGTTTAGGTCTTTGGTTAACTTGCGCTCCAACTGCATATTTTCAGTCAATAACGCACCATAGCTAACATACTCGGCAAACGAGTTAATTACCGCTTTCAAAGTGCTACTTTCTTTAGCAAGTTTAGATACCTTTTGAGGAAATAAGTTGTTATCAACTGTGCTAACAATTCTTAAACCTTGTTTGGTAACTATCTTTTGCTTGTCTGTGTAGTCTGGTAACTGGATTACGTTATTCGTTACTTGGAAGCTGCTTTGATGACTTTTTCTTGGATGGTTTTTTATTTTCTTCTGCACGTTCAATGAATCTAATCAGTTTGGTAAATTGTGGTAACAAGCTATACTTGTAAATTAACTCCGCTGAAAGGGTGTTGGTGTCAAGGATACCAAAACCCCTAACACCAATTTTTTGCCCTTTATACTTCTTCTTGTAAACCCACATTATACAGATGTTGCTGCTACTAATTCTGCTACGATTTCCGCTGGAGTTGTAGCTGGAGTAGATGCTCCACTAATACCGCTCAATACACGCAAGAACTCGCCTTGCTCTGCCATCATAGTAAATGAGAATAAGTTATCGTCTGCTTTCGCTCTACCACTTGTAGATTCAGCTGACATAAACGCTGCGAATGCCTCATCTCCAAACTCCTCATCGTAACCAATAAATAACAATCTGTCACCATCGTACAAACGAGCTACCATATACTGCTCACAAGAGTCTTTGATTGCTTGTATTTCTTTACGTTGTTCTTTTGTTGGGTTAGCTACTGCAAAGTTCACTTCTACTTGGTTACTTCTTTCCATTGCTTCAGTTACTTCACATTCTCCACGCTTGAAATTGATTTTACCAAAACCAGTACCTGCCGTTGCAAACACGATATTTGTAATGTCGTGACTACTTCCTAATGTGATGCTTAAAATATCTGCAACTGGAATGGTATAGAGTTCTTTGACTCCTGCCGTTCTTGGGCAGTTTGCCCCTGTACCTGCTGCTAAACTTAAATTTGCTGCCATTTTATATTATTTTTTTTTGTTGTTAAAAGGGAGTGAATTAACACTCCCATAATTAATTAATACTATCGGAATAAAACGATGTCCTCGCCATTTGTGTAGTTAACATCAAAAGCGTAATCACATCTGTAACGTACTGTTCTGTCGCCAGTTACTTCGTACTGTGGCAAGATAGATACGTTATTCCACTCTGCATCCAATGCAGTTCCAAAGTGTAGATTGCTTACGTTAGCTGCTACGATTGTATTTGCAGATACGAAAGGCAAAATAGCCAAACGATTACCCAAGAAATCCAATTCTTTTGCACCAATGTAGTAAGATCCTGCTCCGTTAGCTGCTGCTGCTTGAGCCAAAGAGTAAGCTTTACCCAAACCTTTGTTTCCAAAAATGTAGAAATCTGGATCATCTTCTACTGACTCGCTCAATCCGTTGTATACGCTTGTCAATACTGCTAAAGCGTTAGAAGAGTTAATGTAGTTGATGTTACCACTTGTAAAAGTTCCAGTAAATGCACTTGTATCTAAAGCAATAGAGAAAGTAGTTAAGCTCAATACTGTGATAGCATAAGAAGCACCATCTAAACCACTCCAATCAGTTCCAGAAGAACCTACCATAGAAGAGAAAGTAACTACGTCGCCAGTCTGCAAGTCAGATGTGGAAGCTACTGTTAAAACTGCTGGAGATGCTTTAGTAAAAGCCGTTACCGCAACTTTATCAGAATCTAATTTGCTTACATCTGAACCAGCTTCCATTAAAGGAATCAAACCAGTTACTACGTTAGAAGAAGCAGATACTGTAATTTTAGATAATTGACCAGCAGCTACACTACCTCTCCAGATAGAAGCGTCAATGAACTTAGAACGAATCAAAGCTTGTTGCTCAATCAAAGCTTCTTCGATAGTTGCTGGAGGAACGAAATCGCCACCACGACCTCTTGGCTGCTGACTTGCATACCAAGTGCCATTTAATGATTGGTAGTCAAATTCAACTGCTTCCATAAATTTCTTTGGATCAAGGTATTTCTCGCCCAAAGTTAAAGACCCTGCGCTATTGAAAGCTGCTACTGAATCTTGAACAGTTATTGTGTTAGCCATAGTCTTTACTACGGCTCTTGAGTCAATATCAGTATGTACTGAAATTAATCCGTTTTCAATCGTTCTTCCTCTTAAGACCGACTGCGCTATTATGCCTTCTAAATCCTTACCAGCATAAGTGTTTGGTGAAATTGTTGGTGTTGCCATTATTTAATGAAATTTTGAAAGTTATTTAAATGTTGTTTCCAAGTCGGCTCATTTACCGAATTTGTCTTGTTTGATTTTGTTGGAGTAGGCTCAACGAAATTCTTGAAAGCTTCAGCGATTTCATTCTTGATAACCTCGCTCAAGTTTTCTTTTTTGTCTTCTACTTCCTCTTCCATTGGCTGATCTTCTGCATCTTCTTCTTCTTCTTCTTTAGGCATTAATTCAGCCATAGCTTCTTCTAAAGCTACTAATCTTGGCTCAAGTATCTGCATTACCTCATCTACAATAGCCGTTTGTTCTTCTGGTGTAACTTCGTTGTCCACTTCGGTCTCTACACTTGGAGTTTCGCTTTCGTTAGAAATCTTATTCCAAATCTTTTGAAGCAAAGTTTTTTCTTCAGTCACAACTGGTGTTGTTTCTTCCATTTTTTCTTCTTTTTGATTTATAAAATTAGGTACTAATAAGTCTTTATTTACGAATGTATCTCTTGAGTAGTTAGCCACTTTTTTAGTTTCCCACTCTTTGCCTACAAATCCGTATTTTTTCGCTTCCTTAAAGTTTAGATATTCGCCATGTCCGCCATTGCGTTCCATTAACTCGTCAATCACTTCTTTTTCTACTCCCAAGTTCAAATATGCTTGATTGATTGCACCTTGCCATTTCTCAAGGTCGTTAATCATATCTTGCATATCATTTTCATTGCCCTCAACGTAACTCATAACCTTATGGACAAGGAATAACCCAGTATTGTCCATATAAATGTTTTTTACGTTGGTAGCTGCGCTTCCTATAATAGTGGAAGCCGAAGCGTTTACACCTCTATAATAGGTGTTAATTGTTGCACCGCTATTCTTTAAAAGGGAATAAATAGCTAAAGCGTGACTAACATCTCCGCCTAAACTTTCTAAAGTTACATTGATAGTATCAACACCTAAATTCTGCAAAGCTTTTATCTCCTCTGCTTTCTGTTCGCTTGTATTGGCTTTATACTCATCGTAAGTATCTGCCCAAACGTTATACCCTATATCGCCAAATATCTCAATATCTGCGACATTGTCGGTTTTCTTTATGTTTAAAAAGGGTGTTACTTTCATATCTCGTAAATTTACTACGTTATAATTATAATTTTTGTAAATTATCTATTCGTGATGTTGTAAATAGTTTGCAGCGATACACCATACTTCCGGGATAGCTTATTCCTCAACTCCATTACGCTAATTCTCCCGGTATTTTGGTTATAAAAATCAGCCTTAATCACTTCCTTAATTCTGTCTTTGTGATATAACCCCTTATCGGCTAAATCTAACGCTTCGTTAATATGTCCTTGCTTGTTCAACATTTGAAACCTTTGTTTGTAGTTTAGTAAAATCTTGCTCCACGTTAATTACTTGCAGTTGTCTGTTTTCCGTTACGCTAACTAACTCGCTCACGCCTCTGCTCACTTCATCGCTTATCGTTCCTACTGGTGTAGGTGCTACATATCCGCCCTCTGCAAACATCTTCGGCACTTTCATATTATTTAAAGCGTTCATAAAATCAACTCCGTAGTTGTCTACTGTGCTTTTCTTAACGATATACTCGCCACCCTCTGCCTCAAATCCACCACGACCAGCAACAGTAAAAGGCACTCCGCCTTGTGAATGACTTGCGCCTTGAATAAGTCCACCATCTTGAAACTTTTGCGCTGCTACCGTTGCCACTTGAATAGCACCAAGTATACCTATCATTGCAGCGTTAGCTACTCTTAAACTTTGTGTAGGTGTTGGGTCAGTAGTTTGTGCAAGTGCAGCTAATACCCCTTGGGCAGCGTTTGCCGTTGCAGTTGCTATTTGTATTGCTTTTTGCCTTTTAAAAGCTTTACGCTCTATGGCTTCTATTTTTTTGTCTGCTTGTTCTTGACTTATTACACCTGCCTCTACTTGCTCTTGAATTACTTTTTTATTTCGCTCCGTTATTGAAGCCATCAAGTTACCTATACTTGAAATAGACGATTTAATAGTGTCTATTGAAAAGTTCAATTTTTCCATACCTGCCTCATCTAACCCCAATCCATTAAGTAAGTTAAGACCCTTAATTCCTTCATCCTCATTGCCTTGAATGGTACTTTGGAGTTCTTGCATTTCGGCATTTATCTCATTAAGTTGCTTTTTGAGAGTTGTTTCTTCTTCTGGAGTTAATGGCTCAATAAGACCGCCACCAGCATCAGCAGTTAATCCGTCTAATTGTGCCTTAATCATTGTAGCTTGATTGTTTAAAGACTCTAATTCTAACTGCGCTTTTTGTTGTTGAAATTTTCTTTCGATTGCCAGTTTTTGTTCAGCAGTTAAATTTGCTTGTTCTAATTCTCTAAATTTTTTGTATTCTAATTCTGCTATCTCATTTTCTAACGCTTCTTTTCTTTGTTTTTCTTCTTCTTCAATAGCCTTAATTTTTGCATCTTCTATTTTTTTAATCCTATCTGCTTCTAATTTTTCAACGTCTTTGTTGTATTGATCAATAATGGACTTCTGCGCTGCTTTTTCTGCTGCCGTTAAATTTGTTCTATCTTCTTCTATTTTTAATTCTTCAAGTAGCTTATCTTTTTTAAATTCAAGTTCTTCTTGTTCTGTTCGTATAATTTTTTCAATCGCAGCAATTCGCTTTGCTTCATCTTCCTCTTGCTTTTTTTTCTTTTTTTCTAATTCTTTAATTTCTGCTTCAGTAAGTTGTTTAGTTGCATTTGCTGCATCCTCTTTGGCTTCGGTGTTATTTAAAATTGCTTCCATTTCAGCAATAGTAGCTTCTTCGCTTTCGAGCAATGCTTGTTGTTCTTCTGTTAAGGATGATATATTTTCTTGTCTTCTTTCAACACCTTTTTGAGTTGTTTTAATCATTGCTACTTGTGCGTTACCAAAACTTGTGATTGATGCTATTGCATAATCATACCATTTAATATTGTCTTGTACTGAAGAATTTTCTGAATCAAGTAATTCTTCGGCAACTTCCGCTTGTTTGTTTCGCAACGCATCTAATTTGTATTGGTTAAGTTTTGCTTGACTTAATAATTCTATTTTTTCAGTTAGTTTTCCAGTTGCTATATCTTCCTCTGTAATATGAGCCAAACCCTCTGGCATAATCTCATTTAAGCGCTCAATAGCTGCTAACTTTTTCTCTCTTGATGTCGTTTCGCTTTCAATTATTTTGGTCAGTCTATCAATCTCAAGCCTTTCTTTTACAAAGGATTTTTCCGCATCATTTTGTACATCAATTAACGCTTGTTGTGCTGCCGTTAGTTTATCAGTTCTATTAATTAAAACTATCAAACCCGCTACTGCTGCGCCAATAGCAGTAATTACCAAAGTAAGACCACCACTCAAAACATCTAATGTAGCTTTAAATGCAATAGCCGCTGCTTCCGCTAAACTAATTGAGCCAGTTAGCACTCCCATTATTGTCGAATAAGCAGCTGCTGCTAAACTTGCTGCGCCCATACGCGCAGCCACTAACAAGTCAACCGCTGCTTTTTTCTGGCTTATAATAGTATTTTTGATTGTGGTTGCAGTTGCTAAAATTAATTGCGCATTATACAGTGCTATTGCACCAGTAATTAAAGTGATACCAGTTAAAATCTCTTTGCCGTTGTTAGTCATTAGACCTAACGTTTTTTGCAAGAAAATTAACACACCTTTAATCAACGTGCTTATTACTCCATTACCATTGTCTATGGATAAAATAAAACCTTCCCATGCAGACGATAACATTGATAATTGACCTTCAACTGTTTTAAGCGATTCTTCAGCTACTTTTTCCGATGTACCTGCGGATGCTAAAATCTTTTCATTTAACTCGCCAGTCTTTTCGATTGAGTTGGCTAAAACTGTTGCACTTACGGCTGAAATTTTACCAACTTTGTCCACCGCTCCAGTTAACTTATCGCCACTTGTTGCAATATCTTCTAATATTTGGTCGTATGTTTTACCCTCTTTAGCAGCGGTTATAAAGATGTTTTTTAAAGCAGTTCCAGACTTACTCGCATCTATACCTGCATCGGATAACTTACCCAATAACGCAACTGTTTGATTAAATGAAACACCAGCAGCATTGGCAGCACCAGCTACGTTAGGAAGGGCGCTATTTAATTTCTCAAAGTTTAATGCCGAGTTTTGAGTAGCCGCAGTCATTTGGTCAATAATCATAGTAGCATCTGTTGCAGCTAATTCATCAAACGAGTTAACCACCGCACCGACTAAATTTGCAGTTTCATCCGCAGATGCTCTTAATGCAATAGCACCATTGATAGTTCCTGGAGTTAAGTCAATAATCTGTTGCTGACTAAAACCTAAACGAGCATAAGACTCTTGCAACTCCACTACTTGACTTGCACTAAAGGCACTTGTAGCACCAAGTTCTTGCGCTTGTTTAATTAATTCTGGAATGCCCTCACGAGTCGTTCCTAATACGTTGCCTAAATTTGTTAGACTCGTTTCAAAGTTATTAATAATTTTAACCGAATCCTTGATTGCTCTACCTATTTGAGCAGCACCAAAAAATACACCAAATGCACCAGCTACGTTTAAGATGCTGGTTTTTAAATTGTTTAATGCGCCTACATAATTACCTACGTTTCTTCTATTATCTCCTACTGCTGATTCATTTTGTTTTAACTTGTTTGTCAAGTCTAAAATGTTTTTACCCATTTCTTTACCAGCGGCAGTATTTTGTCGTTCTTCTTGGCTTAATGAGTTGTACTGTTTTGTTAAGATAGCAAGTTGCGCTTTCATCCGCTCATTGCTTCCCAAATTAGCATCTTGAGCAGTTTTATAATTGTTTAAATCTCTAACTGCTACCCTACGTTCCGAGTTAATTTTACTTAATTCATCTTTTTGCGCTTGTAGCGAGATTTTAGTTTGCTCAATATTTTGCTTTAACTCTTGTTCTTTTTTTGCTTGTTCAGCAGTTGTTTGTCCAGTTGTCTGCTGCTCTTTGCGTAGTGCTGCCAACTCTTTTTCATAAGCCTTAATTTCGGCAGATGTTTCGGTTATTTTTTCTTTTTGCTCAACTTGCTTTTTGGTCAAATCATCAAGACCTTTTTTTGCATCGGCTAATCCCTTTAATTCAATGTCTATTATTACTTTTTCCGCCATTACTTCATAATTAATTTAGCTTTCACTAATCGTTTAATAATATCATAAGACCATTCTACAATCTTGTAAACTTGGTCTTTGTAAATGTACTCTCGCCTATTGCTTACGATCGTACCTAACTCATCTTTAAATGTTACCTCAATTATCTTGTTGTTCTTCTTTTGGTTTAGGGTGTTAATAAATAAAGTCTTCCAAGTTCTTGAAAACCAAACTGGTCTACTCCAGTTTATTAAAGGTGTTACGCTTGTCGTTGTAGTGTCAATATTGATATAATCTACCGCACCATATTGCTCATCGTACACCTCGCTAAAATAACCAAATCTCGAAGAAATATAACCCTCCCAAGTAGTGGAATAAGTTAATCCCGAAAGCGTAAAGTCTACACTTGAATAATCTATGTAATCGAATAAGGTATTGAAACCACCCTCGTATACTTCAACTAAACTATTGTTGAAAGAGTTTAACTCATACAAATAGCTGCCTACCTTTTGGTATGGTAAGAACTCGGTTTCCTCAACGTATTCGTTGTTGTCTATTGCTTGGTTTAAATGAACTAAATCGCCTTGTAAGTACTCTATGTCCGTTACCGTTTCATCTAACACTATATCATCTAAATTATACTGCTCAACTGCTATACTTGGTAGTGATGCTGGACTGCTTCCTACTGGTTCTGTTCCCTCATCTTGTAGCTCAATATAAGCTTTATCTCCCTCAACGGCTAACACGCAGTTAAATTGGATAAGAAACTTTTTAAGGAACTCGTATTGATTGCCATTACCTGCGTAATCTGCCCAACATAGCGCATCGCTTTGTGTTATTCCGTCGTGACTAATTCGCATATAATTTACTGCAATACTACCACCACTAATAGGAAAAGAATACCCACTTTTTAACTTCGTTTCTGCCTTGATTAAAATATAGTCATTAGCTAAAAAATTACGATTAATCGTTAAGTCAAAATTGTTTTTACCCTCAAACAATAATCCGTTATCGTTGTAAGCTCCCAATGTGGAATATAACCCAATCGCAGTAGGTCTAAACATAATTACATAAACTTGTACGCTTTCAATCTCATCACTTGGCGTGTAGTCTAAAACACCTTGTAGTCTTAACGTGGTGCAATTATTATCTAACGTATAATCCGAATAAGTGCCTACGCTTATGGAATTATTATTGCCCAATGCAGTACCTAAATCT